CATTTGGCGAGCACCATTTTTACCCAGCGTTTGTAGGCGACTGAGGATCTGCCCTGGCTGGGGGTGGGGGTGGGGCTCACTGGTTGCTCCTCTTGTTTCCCATGATGATACGGGATATAGCCTCCTGGGGGTACCCCTTCTCCCTGGCTTGGGCGGCCCTCATGAGTCGGCCTGTGAGATCTTCGCGGCAGTACATGCATGGCCAGACTCCGTTAGTGTGGTTGATCCAGCCTTTGTAGCATTGTGTGTGTTCGCAGCTGCAGCCTGCTTTGGCGCAGTGTGCGTCGTAGTGACTGTATGTGATTGGTTTGCGTGTTTGTTGTTCCATTGTGTTTCCCCTCTAGTGTGTGGTCGGACAGTCTCAGTCTCTGTGGCCAGAGCCTGTCCTCCGTGGTGGTTGGTTTTCGATAATACTCACCCTACCTACGCGTTCGGGCGTGTCGCCTGTGCTACCCGAGACCAGTGCTATTTCCTCCGTCATGCTGGTCAATCGGCTACCCTGTAGAGATCTGAGCGCCAGGGCATCACGCGCTACTCCTGTGCCTATGGTGGCGTCTGTAGTGAATCTATAAGGCCTGAGGCATCATGCTTATTAACCTCAGTGATTGAGGCTACTGGCTGCTTATTCATTGAGATTAGCCAGGCGTTTACAGCTGCTAACTTATCTAGGTCGTCTCGTGTGCCTTGCTTGCCTAGTATCGCGTGTATGGCTTTGACTTGACCTTCTGTCGCTGGGTACATGCTCGAGCCTTTAGTAGTTGTCCGATGATTAGGTGATGGTCCATCTGTGAGCCAAGGATCATTCTCGAGTTTCTCTGTCGTCTGAATGACTTTGGATCGCTCTTTAGCGTGTTGGATCTCATCGAGTGTGGCGATACTGGCATCTATGCCGATACCTAGGGCCCCGATTGCTCGGCCCCATGCACTGGTCTCTAGGTTCTGGATCTCTGATCCTCGAGTGAATGGTGTTGTGCCTGGCACTATCTCCCAGGCTGTACCGATGCCAGGGCGAGGATCGTCTGGAGTTCGGTAAGCGTATGCCCTGCCGATTACCCATTTTTTGCCCTCGATGTCGATGAATTCTGGCGGGTCCATCTGCAGCGAGCCTTCAGGATGCCTGGACATGAATAGTTTGATGCGGCTGGGTACGTCGATATATCCGTCGAGGTTGTATCCGCTCATGCGATGTCCCTCTTTGCTTTCTTTTGCGCTGCTTGCCGGAGTCTTTTTTGCTGAGTGATATACAGCTGAGAAACTTCCCTTTTAGCGTACTCATCGAGGGCTATACAATTCATGCAAATTGTTTCCCTTATGTGCATTCTGTAGCCACACTTCACACAATTTATAATAAGTTCGCTCATCCTTTGCCTCCTGAGTGTCCCCAAATGAATCCGATGATGAGTCCGCAAGTGAGGCAGACTAGGCCTAGTATCGCTGGGCTCATGCTGTCCGCTTCCATAATCTAATTGAGCGACCGTTGTTAGATTCGCGTGTGCTCACAACATAATTGCCTTGAGACTCGATAAGGCCCTGAGAGTTCCATGCCCTGAATAGTGCGCCGATCTGGTTTGGGTGGCCCAGTGGCTTCCCTATGGCCTCGATGAGTAGGTCTGCGCTGAATAGTCCACCGATAGCGAGTGACTTGCGGAATATGGTGGCTTGCATTCTCCAGGCTGGGTCGATCTCTGCGAGCACCTGGGTGTCCTCACGGTCGAATCGTTCGCAGTATGTGCAGAGCTGCCCTGTGCAGTTGTGACCAGGGCGGTCAAGTTGAATGTCGCCTATTTGATCGAATAATGCGTCCTCTTGCATGGTTCCCCTTTTCGTCCTAGTGGCTAGTGTGGTGAGTGGCCCTGCCACTAGAAACAGGGCCACCCGTAGACATCCCCAGCTCTTGGTCTGAGGTCTGAGGCTTCCCCTCCTCTGGTATGTCTGTGGGTTAATAGTGGTGAGCCGGTAGCGCATTGTCAAGCACTTTAGCGATTCTCGGGCGTGTTCGGCATGATCTGTGGGCTCCATCGTTGCCCCATCGAGCGTCTATATGCCAATGTGGGTTTACCATCTCGGACAGTGATAAGCACTTGCCCTTTGAGGTCGAGATCCTCGAGCTCGATAACATGGTAGGTCGCGTTTAGCACCCGTGGCGTGTCTGATTCCAATGATCTGCTCCCCTTCCATTGTCCCAGGCTGTATAGAAAGCACGATCCTGGTAATAGCGATTCCATGTTTGAATGGGCTTATCTCTCAGAGCTTTAATCTCTTGGATCAGGCCGTCTTTAGTGGCTTTTGATTCTTGGATCATCATGTGTGTGAGGCTTACTCGCCATTTGCTGTCAAGAAACTGATATGCGCCAGATGCGGTCGATATGGTGCTGCGGGCCCTATAGTTATGTCGGGATTCCCTGTGCATTATGCACTTGCGAACCTGTGCCCATTTACTGTTGTAATGCTGCCCCTGGTACATGCTCGGCTCATAGCCTTTCCAGTCTAGGGCATCGGGTGAACTGGCCGCACAAGCTGGGGCCGTCATAATCGCGGCGCACATGAGGATCTCGGTAATCATTCGCACTCCCTGCACTCGGTTATTAGTGGGTTAGGTAGGTCGAACCGTTGAGGATATTCGGCTCTAAGGTTTTCGACTTGCCCGCAGTATGGGCATTCGAGATCCATGGCTATCGGCGGCGTTTAGCGATTAACCGACGGTAGGCGAGTTTTTTTGTGGGTGACTTAGTGAGGATCGGCAGTGGAAAGATTGAGCCGTCCATGTCTGCTAGGGCTGTGAAACTGATGTGGATGTGGGCTGTGTGGCCGTAGCCTGATCCGCGGAATCTCCACCATGTTTTATCGTAGGTAGGGCTTGCGATCTGGTTTTCGTAAACAACGTATTTGATGCGCTGGGCCCCTGGTGCTGTCGAGGCTGCATATTTCACGAGTTGATCCGCGAGAAGTCGGGCTGTGCGACCGTTGCGCCATTTTCCACGCTTGCCCATGTTCTCATCTATATCGAGGGCATGCACTATGCCTTTAGAGTTGGGGTTATGGTCTGAGGCCCGTTGTGTGTGGTCCCTGTCGCCTATCCATCCATCGGATCGACGGTCTCTGCCTGGGAATCTTTTATCTATTTGTGAGCGTAACGTCACTCCAGCTTTACATAGTTTCGCCATCGAGATCCTCCCAGTCCACTGTCCCATATCTGGGGTCTTGTGGGTTTATCGAGTTAATGGCTATGGGGATCACTGCCGCACCGATAGCCACCACTAGCGGATGAACGTCAGCGGTGAGTAGCCATGACAGTAATGCGCCTAGGGCGGCTCCTCCGCCGATTTTGATGAATGATCCTGTGGCACTGGCGGCTAGCCATTCCTCTATGCGTTTCATTCTTTGTCCATTCCTACGTGGTTTATGAGGCGATCGACTTTTGCTGCTACGTCTGCAAGTGACTGCCCGCCATTACGGTAGCCAGGTTGAATGCTTTTAGTGGCTTTAGATATTTCGTCGCGGACCACGTTTCGCACTAGCCACACTAGACCACCACCCATTATTCCGAGTATGGCTAGGCATGTGGCTACGAGTCCGACGTAGTCTGCGATATCCACGGCTTATTTTGCTGCGAGTTTGGCTCGGACTATTGCCCTAGCTCGTTCGGTTGCGGTCAATGGCTTAGGTTTCGACACCTTTTTTTTAGGTTTTTCTTCGACCTCGGGCGGGTTATCGACGTGCAATTCTTCTTCGATTTTCGACATGTCAGGCTCCTAGATTCGGGTACATTACTGCGATCATGGCATCAGTGAATCCAAGGGATTTAGCGTGTGCGATAGCCGCGGCGGTTGCGGCTTGATCTGCCTTAATTTTGTCGGCTTCGACTGTCTCTAGACGTTTCACTTCGGCCTCGACTTCGGCGGTTGTAAGTGGCTCGGCTCCTTTTGTGTGCCATGTGATATTTTCAACGTCGTCGTTGTCCATCGACCATTCGATACTAGGGCGCAGGCTTGCTACGGCTTCACTCATGGTTATCATGCTGCTACCTCCATTAAAGTAATCGCCGAGGCGTTTCTAATAATTTGAGCAACGTTAGCATCATTACTGTATCCGTAACCTACTGTTGCGGTTCCTGTGTCGCATGCTATTTGTATTTTATATGTGGTGGCGCTTGTGGTGGCGGGTGAATCTACAAAAGTCATGTTTTGTGTGTGAACGGCGGCTGTTGCTGTTTGGGGTTGGAAAGCAAAGGAACCGGCCACTCTAACCCCGACTGGTGTTCCTCCACCGATTACGGTTGCTCCTCTTAATATTCTGCCCCTTGATAATCCTGTCTGCGCTGTATTACCTAGACCCAAACTGACAGTTAACAATACCTTGGAAGTGGCGCTAGTGGGCGTAATGCTTACACTTAACCCCGTCACATCCGTGTAAGCAGTTGAAGCAGTAGTGAAAGAATCTTGCTTTAGCACTGTAACGACTTGCAAGATTTTGCCTCCGCCATTAGCCAATACGAAAGCGGTTGTTGCCAGTTGCGTTGTGTTAGTGCCTAATCCTGCGGTAGGCGCGGTTGGCGTACCGGTGAAAGCGGGCGAAACTAAATTAGATTTAGTGTCTACTTTATTCGCTAACGATAAACTCGTCGAGGGATAGTTCGCCACAAGGTCCGAGGATTCCACATACGGAGTGCCTCCAGGGGTAAGTGCCATTTTCTGTCTCCTTTACGCCGCTAGGCTTGTGCTAGTAATAATCTGGAACCATTGCAAGTCTGCCGGTACATCGCCCCATATTAGCGTGGGATCGACCTCTTCCCAAGTAACTGTCTCGAATGAGTAACGCGGGTCGGAAAGTGAGAGGGTCAGAATGTGCTCCCCTGGCGTGTATGTTTCGCCCCAGCCTTCGACGATTCCGAAAAAGTCCTCGACTGGTGCGGGTTGTGGGAGGCGTGATAGTGATACGGCTTGACCTGACACGAGGCCCAGCACAAGATCCCTAGTTGGCGTGTCGAGGTTATGCACCATGATAGATACGGCTCCGAGGCTCCAAAGCGGGTTAGCCTGAGCAGTAATGATTTTCCCTGCCCTGTCGATAACGTCACCCGAGTAGCGTAGGTCCGTGTTGAGCCGGAACTCCCTTAGGCCATAGTCCGTGATACTGGCTGAGTCTGTTTGTGTTGTTTCGTGGGTATCTTTGTAACCCAGGACCGTCACTGAGTTAATAATTGTTTGCCGTGTGCGTGACCATGAGGGCGTGAATATGACAGTGCCAGGTGGTATTACTGTGGGCGGGAATATGGTCGTAAACTCTCCCCACTCCAGAGTACTAGCGGCCCATGTGCCCAGGGTGTTTTCCCATGTTCCATCGAATGAGGTTATGCCTCGTTCACCGTAGGACTCGAATACGATACGCCCGAATGGATCATCGAAGTATGTAGCGCCGATCCATTGGGCTATCTGTCCCAGGTATGAAAGGGCATCTGTCGCCTGAATGTCTGAGCCTGTCACCTGGTGCAAGTCGATAAGCGGATCTGCCCCATTGAGGTACGGGATTCCGACTGCGCCGAGTACCGTATCGACTCGCTCACGGGCTGTCTGGTGGTCGAATCCAGTCGCACCCACTTCCACGAATCCCACTCGAGCTAGTTCCCCGATAGCAGTGATAGTGGATACTGCTATGGGCGGATTGCTGGATAAGTGAGTTATCGTGACGTCGGAGACTTCCCCTGTGAATCTGTGAAAGCCATAAGCCTTGACTACTAATGTCTCGGATATTTCGACACCGACACCGACTGGGCCTCGAATGATTATTTGAGCGTTTGAGGGTTGCGGGCTGGTCGTGACATCGGATCGGCCATGCTGGATCTGTACCTGGTACTCGATCGTATCGAGATCCAGGGCTACACCGTCTAGGGCGATTTCGGTAATCATGACAGGAGGGGCGATATCGGGGCCCCATTACGAGAGTCGGCTCCTCGGATCAAGTTTTGGAGTGCTTGAGCTACTGCCTGATTAGTAAGGGCCACTTGTTGCCGTTCGGCTTGAGCCACTGCCTCAGCTCGTGCAGCTGTTCTTTGGGCTTCGACGTTGCGGACTGCCTCGGCCACATCATCGGCCAGCTGTGCCTTGAATGATGCGCCCACGATTTTGCCTACTTGCTTGCCTAGTTTTCTGAGGCTTTTCTGTTCTTTGAGGAGGGTCGCTGCAGTGCCTTGAACTGTTGCCAGGGCGAATTGTTCGCCAGCGAGGAGGCCCTCGGGTATCAGGCCTTTGGCTAGTTCGTTTACGGTTGAATTAACTGATACCCATTTATCGGACAGGGTAGCGACTAGGCCCTCGTCGATCATTTGCTGGGCGAGAGCTGCACCTGTCTCAGGTCCGAGGCTGGCGATCTGCTCGATGAGGCTTTGGTCTGCGCCTTGTGCCTTGATTTGGTTGAGTACTTCTCCAAAGTATTCAGCCTGGGCTATTTGTTGATTGAATCCGTCGAGGAGGCTGGCTCCAGTTTTTTGGCCCTCTGCGTTGAATTGGGCTTCATAGGCTGTGCCGAGATTCACGCCAGATAGAATATTTTCAGAAAGTGCGGAGGTGTAGTCCGTTATGGCTGTGCGAGCTGCATCGAGGGCGGTTACTTCCTCGAGGAGTTGCTGGCCTCGCGTAGTTAGAGCGATCTCACCTTCTTTGTATTTGTCGATTAGTTTCTGTTGCTTTTTTGTAAGTTGATCCACTGCGCTGGAGCCTGAGTTTGTGGCTGTGGTTTGATCCTCTGTTTTTTCGGTGAGAGTTGGGAGTGTCAGTACACCGATGCGCTGGAGACGTAAATATTCAGCGTAGGGGTTTACTCCACTATTTTTGTAAGCTGGGC